ATCATAAAAAATAAGTTTTCTAAAAATAAAAATAACATTTCTTATATTTCTGCTTGACACCAAAACTAAGTTTTCTTATATTTATCTCACAGACAACAAAAAGCCCCAGCGTGCTGCGAACCACCTGAGGCGTGACCCACCCTAGTGAGTGAAATTATTATGAATACAAAAGTTGATGAAGGCAAGTTGATTAGCGGAGATGAAGCGCTGATTGCTCAAGACAATAGACCTATGAGCCGCCTAGAGATACTTAAAAAATCCCTTGCGAAAAAAGAAGATGCTTTTAACTCAAAATTAAATTCGCATTTTGAGGATGTTAAGTCTGCAAATGGGCAGCCCTTAAACGACAAAAGAAACGGTCAAGTAACCCTTGATCGCTGGGAAAAGCAAAATAACTCCCTTCGGAATCTAGAGAACGGAATTAAAAAAACAAAAGATGCGATTGAGCGCGAGGAGTTAAAAATCGCAAATGTAAACCAAGTTAGCCAAGGTATACCAAAAGAAATATTGGACTTGGTTGCCGATGGCACTTTGGTTCAGTGGAGAAAGCACCCTAACTTCTTTTTTGTTGCTGGTGTTGATAAAGCTCGAATTACTTGGGATGCAAAACGAAAAGTTGTTACTCATCGCTACCTATCGGAAATCAAGGATCAAGAGCAGTGGTCGAAGTTTCGCAATGTTTACAACAACCTAAATAGCTTGCTGAATAAAGGGGAAAGCCATGAATAAATTCCTCCTACTGCCCTTAGCCTTTTGGCTGACAGGCTGCTTTGCCCAAGCTGAATCTATTGAAGATCAGCCGCAAGTCGACATCGCTGCAAAGCATTACGAAGTTGAGAGCGTGAATTGCAATCAGATCTGTGTCGCTACTGTCAAAGCTGATGAGTACAACATCTATGTCGAGTATGCCTTGGATGATGCCTCAGTTGAGTTTCTGGACATTCTCAATGTCGTGCATTTTGACAAGACGATTAATGCCTATGTTGATCGTTATGAGATCGAAAAGATTAATGCTGCGATTGCTGGGGGTGTGAAGTGAGTAACCCAAGAGATAGACGCAATAAAACGGTTCTGGAAGAAGCGTTAGGTTTGGAGCCAGAGCGTGTAATTGAGCGACAAACCGAAGCTAATTGCACTTCGGGAGGGTTGAATTTGGTTCAAAATTTAACCCCTAAGAAAAAAACATGGAATCCATCAAAAAATCCGCTGCCTGAAAAAAGTTATTACGACCTTCAGGATGTTCTTAATTGGTTTGCTTCCCATAATGGCTTTGATACTGGCTCCATCGAGGGTGACAAGGTGGTGATCTATAAGGAGCGAAAAAAATGAACACTTACGCTCAATTCTGTGGATGTGGTGCGGCAATGCGACCTATCAGCCACATCGGAAACCAGTCTTTATTCCTGTGCCGTGATGGTCATAGCACCAAGGTAACTGACTGCAAGGTGAATGAAGATTTCACCCGTGATTTGTACTTTTCAGACCTGCCTAGTTTCAAAGTGGATTCTGATATTTCGATTGAAGATAACGTGCTGACGTTTGGTTTGTATCGTCAGATTGGTGAAAACCTGTGGGCAACGGCTGATTGTTCAATGGCTGTATTACCTCACACCATGACTCAAATGCGCAGCTCTAATGGTGATATGCGATATGCCGAGCCAGTGGATATTGATTCTTGGCTTGTGGTGAAAGATACGCCTGTGACTCTGCTGGATGTTTGGAATTTTGAAGCTGAGGAAGGTCAGACGTTTACGCTGAGTGATGAGCAGATTAAGGCTGTGCAGCGTTATGTAGATGAGCGCGCGGAACAACTATTTGAAGAGGTGGTTTGAGATGAATGCACCAGTAAAAACAGAAAATCAGGTTGCTGAGCATGATCCTAAATCAATTAAGGCTTATGTGTCAGACGCAAAAATCCGCCAAAAATTTGAAGAAGTTCTTGGTAAAAAGACTCAAGGCTTCCTGGCTTCGGTAATGCAGGTGGCGAATCAGCCACAACTTAAAGGCGCAGTACCAGCAACCGTAATTAATGCAGCAATGATGGCAGCAACGCTTGATTTGCCAATCAACAATAACCTTGGCTTTGCTTACATTGTTCCATACAAGCGCAAGTTCAAAGATGCTCAAGGCAAGTGGTCAGAGTCTTTAGAGGCTCAGTTTCAAATGGGATACAAGGGCTTCATTCAATTAGCACAGCGTTCAGGCCAGTTTGCACGTATTGCTGCGACACCGGTATTTGAAGGCCAATTAATTTCAGCCAATCCCCTACTTGGTTATGAATTTGACTGGACCATTCCGAATCAAGGTGAAGCAATCGGCTATGTGGCTTTCTTTAAGCTGCTGAATGGCTTTACCGCTGAGCTTTACATGAGCACTGCTGATGTGAAAAAGCATGCTGGGAAATATAGCCAGTCATTCAAATACGGCTCTGGTGTCTGGAAGGACAACTTTGAATCTATGGCCCTTAAGACTGTGACCAAGTTGCTGTTATCAAAACAAGCGCCGCTTTCAATTGAAATGCAGACAGCACAACTTGCGGATCAGGCAATTGTTCGTGATGTGGAGACCAATGATTTTGATTACATCGATCATAACGAGTCAGTGGGCGCAATTGAAACCAAGATGACAGTTCCTGATGCTGAGTTCCCTGTGCTTCTTGAGCAGATCAAAGGTGGTGCATTCGAGAAAGACTATGTGCTGAGCGAGTACGCGCTGACAGATGAACAACGTCAAGCTGTGGAGGTGCTGCCATGAAGTTATTTCGCTGTTCTTCCTTAAGCAATCTGATTGGTACTCCAAAGCTTAAAAGCGAAACGCTTAGTGCTGATGCTAAATCAACAATCCGTAAGATTGTTAAAGAAGATCTTTACGGCTTCCGGTCATTCACTGGCAACCAGTACACAGCCAAAGGAAATTTGCTTGAAGATGTGGCGATTGAGATGTCTGGAAAGATGCGATTTCGTAAGCTTACAAAACATGTTGGTCGGGTCAGCAATGACCTGATCACCGGTGAGTGTGATGTGCTGGATCTGGAACGCAAACTGATCATTGACACCAAATGCACCTGGGATATTGGCACCCATCCCTTCTTTGTTGATGAGGCCATGGAGAAGGTCAAAAAGGCTGGTTATGACGTGCAGATGCAAGCCTACATGTGGCTGTATGAATGCGAAGTTGCTGAGGTGGATTTCTGGCTATTCCCCACTCCAATTGAACTCACAAAGGATTGGGATGATCGGGAGCAGCTGATCGATATGGTTGAAGCTATCGACATTCGTGAGCGTCTGACCACTGTGACCATTGAGCGTGATGAATCAATCATCCAGAAAATCAAAGACAAGATTCCACACTGCCAGGAGTATTACGCAAAGCTTATGGCTGAACGTAGCAAGGGAGTGAAAGCAGCATGAAAATTAAAGAAGGTGGCGGGATGGAGGATAACAAATTGTGGTGCGTAGGCATCTGTCCTGAAGATGATAGTCCTCATGAACAGTCACCTGCTGCATCAAAAGAAATTGCTGAACGCGCTTTGGCTCGCTACAGAGCTATGACTAAAGCTGAAGGTAATCAGTTCATGATCGAATCATTTGATGAATACTTTCAGGTTCAAGAGTGGGAAGGCGCAGCTGAAGAACACCAGGAACAAATGTTTTACACAGAAGACTGGTTTAAAGAGCCGATGTATCAGTGCAAAAACATGCAGCAAGCCGAACAAGTTTTTAAGTACGGTGAAATCGTGCACTGCTACAAAGATAGTGCTGAGTTAATTACTTCTGATTTTGAAGAAGCTAAACGCTTCTATGAGGTGGCGTGATGGATATTCAAAATATTGATTTAAGACGCGGTGATTTTGAAGCCATGCACCCAAAAGCAAAACTGTTTGGCTTTGATGAAGATAAAAAGCTATACACCGGAGATGGTGTTGAGAGCATTAACGACCAGTGGACGACTTGGTGCGCGTGTATTGGAATGTTGCGCTTGGATGGTAAGGAGGCCCAAGCGGTGCCGGAAGGGTTTGTTTCTGTTGAGGATAAACTACCAATAGATGGTCAAGATGTAATTGCTTTTGATGCTATTAAGCATTGTGTGTTTAAGGGTGGTGAATTTTTGCAAGGGTATATTGAGTCAGACACAGGGCATGAATATGAGGAGCCTGTGGAAGTTACCCATTGGATGGCAGTTAAAGCACAGGAGCAAGCCAATGACTGAAAAACAATGTGCTTGGGTTGAGAATCAAGATGCAAATTGGGAAACAGGGTGTGGTGAAACCTTTGTTTTTAATGATTGCATGCTGCCATCGGAACATTCTTTTAAGTTTTGTTGTTTTTGTGGTGGGGAGCTTAGTGAAACAGTGTTTGAGGAAGAGTGGAATGACTGAAATTCAATTAACCAATGTACAGTTCGCCCAGCTTCAGCTCGATAATCTTGTCGCAAAAGACAAGCCCTATATCGAATCCTGGTCAGCCGGTGATGTTGGCTCATTCAATGCAATCGTCAATGCGGTGGATTATGACAATGAGTTCACGTATCACATGCGCGGTTGGTCAAGACAGCGGGTTAAGAGTGGTACTGGCGGGATTATTACGGTAGATGAAAGTAATGCGGATAAGTTGTATCACCTGTTCACCTGCTATTTGAGCAAGTTGCCGAGTGGCGTGGTGAAGAGTTTGGGAGAAGTGTCTTGAACCTTGTGATTGGGAATAAGTATAAGTGGAAGCATGAGCCCCAAATTCTTCAGTACATCGGAAGAAAGAATGGATGGCATCAATTTACTCTGAATGGTGCTGTTTGGTGTGAGGTTTTAGATTCGGATCTTCTTTTGATGGAGGTGGCTAATGCCTCAAATTGA